GCATGTGTAGCATCAGCAGCGTTAAGAACAACACTCTTGATGTACTTAAATGCTTTCTTACCGTTAACAGCGTTACCTGCCGAAATCGTAATGTTTTCCGACATTGGATATCCGTAGACATCGTAGCCGTTAACAGTCGCGGTTGTAGCAGTAGCACTTGCTGCCGCAGTAACACTTACTGCGCGGCCAACCATAGCCATTGGATTCCACAACCAGATTGAAGGAGTCTGGATGTTTGTTGGAATAGCGCACTGTTGCACGTTTGGATAAGCCAAAGTGACCGTTCCAGACGTGAAAGTCACGTTCTGACTAAGCTGATAAGTACCAGTTTGTCCGTTACCAACCGTTGATGAAGTTCCGGTCGTGGTCAATTGGGAGCCAATATACACACCAGAAGATGCACCAAGAGTTCCGCCTGTTACCGTCGTAGACGATGAAAGGAGAACCATGCCGGGTCCGATTGGCATGCCGCTGTTTGCCGTAACCGTCAGAACGCCGTTCGTTGCCGAAGCGGTGACTGAAGCGTAAGCATCAAGAGCAAGAACCGTATCCGTAACGCCCGTATCCGAACGAACAAAGTTCGTTGAATAATAGACGCCAGTGGTCGCGGAGTTAGTGGAAACAAGCGTAAGAGTTGCGCTTGTTGCGTTTGCAGAGGCAACAATTGCTGCCGCTGCGTTTGTGTATGGGACGCCAGTGAACGAAACAATGTCACTGAAGCCGTACCACCCAAAATCCTGCGCTGCCTGTGACTCACCGGGAATGTAAGTAAAAGGAGTGCGCGGATCAAGGATGCCGCCCCCCGCATAAAATAGCGAAGAGCCTAAGTCAGGATTATATTCTGATCCCGTATAGGGCGATTGCCCAAATACAATAATTGGACCGGAGAATGCGGTATCAGCCATAGTGCCTTCTCCTTACGATGTTGGGAACGAACCGTAGATAGAACGCCAGTTGTAATAGCCCAGAGAATAACGCTCATAGCCCTTAACAAGAAGGTTGTCTGTCGTGAAATCGACTTGCATGTCCATTTCGAATGGAATGCGCTCCATATATACCAGACCCTTAATGTTCGTTAAGAGGAACCAAGCATAGTTGGAGGTCAAGAAGTCCATGACCATATAGCCTTCTGGCAGACCGCCACCCGTAAAGAGGATCGCGTTGGTGTCGTTATCTGCCGTACCCGGACGAAGCTGCGTTTTCGTAAGACGAATAGCAACTGGTTCAAGTGAAGGAGGAACGATCAACTTACGACCACGGGCGAAGATCTTGATGCCAGCGATATCACGGAAGTTCTGGCGGATAGAAACCATTGCGTTAAGCAAGGTTGCTTCGTTCAGATCGACCTGTACAGTTGGGGTATTAGCAATCGTCAGACCGCCATCGATAGGATGCGACGTGGAGCAAAGCGCCACACCGTCAGCACCAATCGAAGCATTGTACGTGGTAGCCGTGTTAAGCACGTTAGCCGCGTAGATTTCTTTGGTCTGATGGAAAGATTCAGTAAGGCCAAGGTTGGTTGGCTTGAACTGAGCCTTGTAGAGGTTGTCGTCGATTGCCTTACGGGTAATCGCGTAGCCAAGGGCGATTTCGTTATGCTCTTGGTTATAGACATAACGTTCGCCAGCGGCGTTATCAAACTGAGTGTTACCACCTTCTTGCTTCAACTGAGCAAGACCAAGGTAACGCATTTCAGCGGTGCGTTCCAAAGCCATGTTTGACTTGGTGATTTCGAACACCTTGTCGTACTGGGATGGAATCTGAGAATATTTACCTTCAACTCCACGGAGGCCGGGGAGGAGAAGGTCACGAATCTGACTGAGATTAATAGCCATTTGAACTTACTCCTATTACGACCCAGCCGTCAGGCGGAAGGACTGGTTGTTGAATGCAACGATGATACGATTGTATGCAGTCGTCGTATCCGTGCCGTTTGCGCCGGGAGGTGCAGTGACAAGCGAAAGGATGCGGAAAGCATACGTCGTTGACGTGCTGATGTTTGCTTGGTTAGCATAGGCCGTCGACTGACCAGTCAAAAGCTGGTAAGCGGCTGGCGATGCAGGTGAGTTACCAGCGTAGTCAATGTTTGAGTTGACTTGAGCCTGAGTAACCGCTGCGGAACCAGAAGACTGAACGTTAAACGTAGCCTGTGGGTCGACAATTACATAAGCATTGATAACCGTTCCCGATGGGACAGTCGTGCTGGCGGGCCAGTAAGGCGACCAAACAACGCGGTTAACCGACGAATTGTAATATTCGCAACCAATAAATACGCCAAGAACGGCAGTCGTGCCAGCAGCGCCAGCAATTACATAGCCGCCCGAAAGCTGTACGGGGTCGCCAGAGAAGATGTTTGAAGAATAAGCAGACTGAATCTGATACGTCGACTGTCCAAGGGAACCAGTACGCCCGTCCAAAAATCCTGCAAGTACGAAACCATTGGGCGCTGAAGTGTTCGCCATAGGTCGCTCCTTTTCAGTAGGATAAAACCAGACGGCGCGTCTTTATTTATCCAACATGGGGAAGCCCCCTACGGCGCGTAGAGGAGTTATAACTTTTTCTATAACACCATATTTAATACAGTGCAATAGTAGAAAAGGGGGCTTGCGCCCCCTTTTTATTACCGTGGAACTTGCATTGGTTCGTAAGACTTGCGGACACCTGTTTGTTTGCGGTCACGTTCAAAGGTTCCGGCTGGCGCAATACCCAACGCCTTTTCTTTTTGGTTAACCAATTCACGGGCGGTAGAAAGTTCCCGATCCTGAGCGATAACGGTGATTTCCTTAGGGCGTTCCATAAGAATCATGCCTTTTTTACGGATTGCGCCGCTATGGCCGATAGGCATCATGTCTGGGTGACGGCGGGTATCTACTGGTTCCCAACCGCCTGAACGCATTTCAATCATATGCTGGTCATCCGTCATACCCGCAATGGATTCGCGCTTCCAATTGTAGTCCCAACCTTCTGGAACCTTGCGCGGATCAATGTAAAACTCATCGTACATCGACGGGTCCATTGAATCGTCGTTCATTCTTGCCCGCAACTCTTCAGCACGGAGCGAAGCTTCACGGAGGCCACGGCTTACTGGGGCCATACCCAATTCTTGGGTGTCATTTTGGCGTAATTCGGTCATGTTTTCTTCCATTTGTTCTGTAATTGGGGTTCTGGCTGGCCGTCCGGGGCCACGTTTAATTGGTTCTGACATGGATTACCTCACAACATGTTCTTTTGCTGGTAATACAACTTGCCTTCCAAATACTCTTCGTCACTCATGTCCATATCACGGGCAGATTGACGTTCCGCTGGGGTCAAAGTCATAGTCACAGTTTGCCCAGAACGGAAAGTTTGCGCGGAATTGGTACGCGAAACGGGAGCAGCCGCCATAGCTTGACGGGAACGTGGTTGTTGTACAGAAGAACGTACAGGTTCCGCGTCGTAAACCCTGTTTTCAATAAAGGCAAAATATTCTGGGGAGTCTAATGGTACATTATCCGCCACAGCATCCCAGTGAGCGGCTGTCATACGTGCCGTTTTAACGGGATCTTCCAACGCATCACGGTGAGAACGTAACCATGCTTGCGCTTTTGGGCTTGGAACTTCTTGAATTTTTGCCTCAATTGGGTCCAAATTCTCTTGTTGCATGCGTGGCTGCGGTTGGCGACGCTGTTGTTCAAGCATTTGTAGTTCGTAGGTAAGTTTTTCTTGAAGCGCTTCCCTACCTTGCGACAATTGAATCAATTTTGACTCAACTTGCGCCATGTGACGCTGCAATTTGGCGGCTTTTGCGTAATCACCTTCCGCCAAAGTATTTGCGTAATCACGTTCAAGCATTTCCGCATCACGTTCAAAACTTGCGATAGCATTTGTAAACGCAACTAATTGATTATCCTGTGCTTGATACTGATAATTTTTTACTTGTTGCTGTGCTTGTTGAGCAAATTGTTCCGCTTGTACTTTTTGACGACGAATTTCTTCTGCCTCACGCCGTTTTTCTTCCAACTGTTGTTTTAAAAGTTGGATTCCGTCTTCATCTTTTGATTTTTCAATTATTTCAGGCTGTTTAGATACCGCCCCAAGATCTACTTCCGTCATTTGCGGAACATTAGGAGCCGTAACCGTAATTTCTGCGGCTTGTAATTCTGACATTTATACCTCCTTAGAATGCCATATCGGGTTCAGGGATGACCATTTTAATTTGAACATCCTGAATAACGTGGCAAAGGACGCCATTAATGTTCAATTTCCAACCGTCTGAGGAGCGAAGGACAATCCAATCACCTTCGTTTACGTTTTGTCCCGCGAAGGCGGTTTTGTCGTCATCCATAAACGCAATTGGACCTTTTTTCAGTACAAGAACAACCTTGCCCTGATATTCGTCTTCTTTGCGGATGCCATCTGAAAGGTAAAGGCCGGAGGCCGTGCGTTCTGGCCGTTTATATACGGCGCAGAGAATGTTGTTGTGCATTACTTTAATTTTAGAAATGTCACCAATTGCAGCTTTTAACTCCGCTGCGGGGTCAGCCGCATGGAGCATCTTCATCGTAGCAGTCTTCATCGTTTATCTCGCTTTTCTATCAATGCCGACGATGTCATCCATCGTCTCTTTCGCCCAGATAAGTGCGTCGGATAATCCTCTTAGATACCCAACACGATTTTTATAGTCCTCATAGTTTGGGGAGAAACCGTTTAGAATGCTCTCTGCCAGCTTCTCCCGTTCTTCTTCAATACGCTCCTCCAATTTGCGGTAGAGGAGCAGGTCAAGTGACGCCATTTAGATCCTTATTCGGTTCCGTTAGCTACAGGCCACTTTTTCTTTTCCAACCTACCAAGACCGGACCCGGAACCGTAATCTTTCTCTTGATATTTTGGCATTACATTGCCTACGCGACCGCCAGCTTTGCGGGCCATAGGAGGCATTGGTGGACGTGGGGGCATACCACCGCCCGGAGGCATCATTGGCGGCATTCCCGGAGGCATACCACCCATAGGAGGTGCGCCCATAGGCATAGGAGGCATCATCGGCGGGACAGGAGGTTGACCCATTCCAACGCCAGCGCCCAAAGGTGCTTGGCCTTGTCCGCCAGATTGCGGAGAAATAATGATATTGACATTGGTTTTTCCTGCTTTAGTACGCCCGCCAGTAGCACGATGAGAACGTTCCGCCATGCCACCACTGCACATTTTGCATGAGCAATCTTCATGGTGCATAGCTTTACCACCACGTTTTAATTGAGCATCACGAAGGCTTTGTGAATTAGAATGCCGTGAATCAACAACACTGCTATCCCAATTTGAACCATCCGGATTATTCATATCCCAATTTGAATTTTCAACAGCAGATTTACTGCTTTTGCGAAAATCATATCCATCTGCCAATTCGCCACCACGGTATTTATAAGCGCGGCCACCCTCAGCTTTAAATGCTTTTGGCTTAAGGATTTTGTGCATTAACTTTTTATCTTGCACTTCATCCGTGTGTTTTGCGGCACCACCGGATTTACGCATTGAAGAAACCATTGGCATTACTGGGCGGGTCCCAAGAATACCAGCGGCGCTTTGCGATGGGGGTGCTATAGGAAGACCAGCCCTTTTCTTACGTGCGACCATTGCACCAATAACAGCTTTTTTCTGGGCGGGAGTCATTGCACCCATCATGCCGCCACCAGCCTTATGAATGCGACCGCCTTTTTTAGCCGCCTGATCTGGAACTTCAAATTTGGTGTTAGGCTTATCGCGGGTCGGTAATGGAGTATCCGTATCTTGCATAAACCAAGCGGGGCCATTTTTTGTGGGGATACCACGGCCCATACGATTATCCGTTGGATAATTTGATGGGTTTTTCTTCCCAGTTGTCGGAATTTGTGGCTGATTTGGAATTGTTTCAGGGCCAGTCATTTGACCAACGCGATTAATACCATCAAGTCCAGAATGATGCTCACGACCCTTGCGGGCGGATTTACCAAGATTCTTATGTGCGTGTTTACCCTCAACGTTAGCATGTTTGCTAACTTTACCACCGCGTTTAAAACGGGATGGGGTAATAGGCATCTTGCCAGCATTGCCGCTGTTCAAACCCTCAAAAGGGGAACCGCCGCGCTCATCCGTAAAGGATTTGCTGCCATCATCTAATTTTAAACCCATGCGCTGCAATTTAGCAGCCGCCGCGCTTTTAGCTTCTTTCTTGTGATCGCTCATTTTATGCTCCTGCTGCGTCCAGCATTAAACTTTAGGATTGCTAATCAATCCTTGGATTTCCGGTTTAATAAACTGTTCCGCCTGAGAAGCGCTCTCTGGATGAACTGCAATTTCGCGGGCCAGTTGCAACATGGCTATCCGTTCTTTGCTTTCTCTGTCAGCCGTGCGGTTCTGAGCGTCAGCCGCCGCGTCTACAGCCTTTACTTTAACTTCCGCCATTTTGGCTTGGGAGTCAATCATTTTTGCTTGCGCCGTCATCATTTCCGGGTCAGTTGGGCCACGCGGAGCGTTTTCCAAAGATGCTTGCCATTTTTCATGTTCCCGGTCATGGTGATAGTTTTGAATCTGAGCATCTACGCTCTTTTCTTTAATCTTGACCTCTTCCATTTTTGCTTGAGCATCGATCATTCTTGCTTGCGCTTGGATCATCATTGGATCTGGCGGCATGGCTTGAGGCGGCATTGGTGGGGCAAATAGATCCATCGCGTCCTCAATACCAAGCATGGTTAGGATACGCTCATCTACCTTGCGTGGGTCATATAACCCCGGATTCTGACCCTGCAATTGCTTAATTGCCATTGCCTTTTGAATGCGAACCGCATGGGATGGGGTATTTGGGTCAGCAACGGGGACTAAATTAATGTTGTCAAGCGCCGTTATTAATGTTTCTGGCGTCCATTGGTAAGATGGATATTTGTTATTTTCCCAAAAAGCCTCAGGGCATTCTTTAAATAATTCTTTAAGAAGCGCAAATTCCCGTGCTTGCGCCGCATGCATACGTTTATGCACAGCGGAAATAACCTTTTGCGCCTGTTCAATTAACGCAATAGTCGTTCCAACTGGAGCTTCCGCATTACCTTCACCAACATTAGTTTCCGAAGTTGAAGCTAAACGTTGACCACTTGTCTCAATTAATTGAAGTAAATTAAGAAATTGCCCGTCAACGCTCCGGTATGGTAGGGGCATAATGGCGGATTGAATAGGCTGACCCGCCGTGTCAATCGGCATACCGCCACCCGGTGGAACGCGAAACTCATTGGTTAATTGCCGCCCCGCTTGTTTTGCGTACAAGAATCCGGGGAAGTTAGCAAACATTCCGTTATCAATACACAACCGCCATCCGGCGGTTAGCGCCATCGTGGTATTACCAACAAGATGTAAAAGGCCAAGGCCGTAGAAGCCAAAGCCGGGAACGAAGATATAATCAACAAACACTTGTCGACGCAGACATTGTTCATCATCTTCTTTCCACCACCGCCTGATTTCCAAAATTTCAGATGAAGTCTTATCAATCGTTACGCGATATGGGAGTTGAAGGCCCGTTGGCCCTTCATCATCCTCATGTTCATAACCGGGGATATCCAATTCGCAGTAGCATTCATAGATTTCGCGGGGTTGGTTATCCGTATTAGTCATATTACGGGGGATAACACCCATCATTTGTTCTAATTTATCTTCCACGACGTTGTTTTTAGGCGGTTGTGCGGAAGAAAGGGGGACATTTCGGTACATCCCGACCAGTTGCAGCCTTTTAAGGGTGCTGGGGGACATCTTAATAACGTGCGTAATCCGCTGTGCGGTCGCCACCGTCGTTTCCGCATTGGAGACAATAATTTCAGGGATGCTAACAAATTCAGAAACCGGGCGGCGGCGAATTGGGCAGTAGTATACTTTCTTAAATGCGGTTCCACCAAAACCCAACGCAAAAAACATCCGTTCCGTGTCGGGGTAATATTCCGATGCGGTGGATGTTAAATAATGATTAAAATCTTTTTCCAACGCTTCCGCCTGAGCATTGATGTTAGCACTATCAAGCCCATCGTTGCGGATCTTAACTGGGCCGGAAGATGGGAGAAGTTCTCCACGGGCGTTGGCTTGGAAACGGACAATTGACTCCAAAAGCAACGGATGGCGGACGGTTGCCTGTCCTTCAACCGCCGTAGAACCATCCCCCGCATTGGAACGCGGGGTTTCAATCTTTGTCCCCAAAAGATCAAGGCCCATAACGTATTGTTGAAGGAGTTCTTGGCGGGATTCATTATCCTGTTCAATAAGCCGTACAAGTTCGTTCGCAATTTGTCCTAATGAACTATTGTCCAAATGCATCGCAAGGTTTTCGTGGAAATCTTCATCCCCCTCATCTTCCGATTTCTGCGGACCCCCGAAAGAAATCGTGACGGAACCGTCTGGCAATTCAACTTTTACATATGGGGATTTAGGATTAACCTCAACATCGGTGTCACCTTCAACGGCCATATCCATGTCCATTGCATCAAATTCTTCTGGCCGACTTCCCAAAACGGGAACTTGACGAATGTTCATGGGTGCTAATGACATGTGTTACACCGGGTAAAGCTGTGATGACTTTGAAGACCTATATACCATACCTTCGGTCTTTTCCGCTACTATTTCTACTGGTTTACGTGCAAAACCTATAACACGCAAGTGTGAGAGTGCTTGCGTCATGCTATCCACTAAGTCATCGTGTTTTGATTTAGGGAACGATTCCGCCTGTTCAATGACCTTTTCCGCCCATTCCATGTCGGGGGCATAAATCATCCCGTCCGAAAAAAGATGTTGTATCGCGTATGTACGCGCAACTTTGTCCCCCCTGCCCGGATCTACCAATTGAATCCCCCAGTTTTCCCGCGCAAAATGCGTTCGCAGTTCTTGAGCGACGGATAGCCCAGCCGCTTTGGATTCAATTAAAAGTTTATCAACTTTAAACTTATTACATAATTCTACTGTTTTTTTAACAAGTTGAGGGAACTCTAACCGATCTTGCCACGCATATATTAACATAATCCGTTGGTTATCTTGGCGGTCGGTCCACACGCCCCAAATGGTCATAGCACTATAATCGTTTTCTTGCTTAGTGGTATAAGCGGTGTCCAATGAGGCGATAACGTACTCAAAAGGCGGGAAAACACTTTTGCGTAACCCTTCTGACCCCGATACGGTTTCGTCCCATAGCACCCACCAATCGCGCTTTATAATACCGCCGCCTTTAGGTTTTGGGCGTTGCTGCAATTGACCAGCGGCGGCAAAGGGGCCAAGGGCGGATTCCAGTGAAGCAACTTCATCCTCACCAAACCGATCCCCGACCAGCAAATCACCTTCTTCGCGGTTATCAATGTACCACGGCGTGATACACCGACGGTCTGGTTCAAACCGCATGGGGAGGCATAGATGAACCCAGTTTCCCGTGTCTTTGGATAAAACATGGCCCGTAAGATCCGATTCGTGTAGCCGCTGCATAATAACGACATACGCGCCAGTCTTAGGATCGTTAAGACGGGTAGACATGGATTGATCCCACCATTCCAACGTCCCTTGCCGGACAAGATCCGATTCAACTTCATTTGCGTTGTGGGGATCGTCCACCACAATAATTGATCCACCTTCACCCGTCAGGGCGCCGTCAACGGAGGTTGCAAGGCGGTACCCACCTTTATCATTGTCAAACCTTACTTTAGTGTTTTGGTCCGATACAATTTTAAATTTATCTCCAAAATGGTGTCGGTACCACGGAGATTCTAATAGGCGGCGGGTTTTAATGGAATCGCGGATGGAAAGGGATTGCGCGTAGGAGGCGTATAAGAACTGTACATGTGGACCAGAGAGTGGTCCAATATCGGATTGCGCCCATGTCCAAGCGGGGAAACAAACGGAAACCATAGAGGATTTGGACGTGCGGGGCGGGACGTTAATGACCAGCCGCCGAATCTCTCCACGGGTTACGGCTTGAAGATGTTCCGCGATAGCTTCAAGGTGCCAACCATATTTATACGGGTTGGGGTCAATGTATTTCCACGCCCCCGCAACAAAATCGACCATCTTCTCCTCAAAATTGAGGCGTTCAAGTTCCCGCGCCGCATCTTCCGGATATTGCTCAATTGCTTCTTCTAATGTTTTTGCGTGTAAAATAGTGCTACTCTTGGGGGAGTTCATCAAAAACTTCACCTTCTATAATTTTTGGTCCGCCAATTTTGTCCCTAACCTTACTAATAAGGTATGCGCGTTCTTCGTAAGATAATTGACCAAAGTCAAAAATAACTTGTGGGCGGTGATTGTCCGTTTGGTCTGGCTTATCTTTCCATCCCATTTGGGATCTGGTCAGATAAATCCCCGCATTAATGGAGGATGGGGTATCTTTCATTGCTTGCTGGTAAAGATTTTCCACAACCAGCGCGTTCGCAATTTGCCGCCCGTTTTTAATTTCATTCCCGTATTCACGGTGCAACCATGCGCGGGAAACCCCAACAATATCCGCGATCTCATCCAATGTCGTACCCCGTTTAGCAAGGCCCATTATGGTCTTTCGAACCATAGCGTCGTCTGGGATTTTCCGTTTGCGGCCTTTCTTCTTCCCCTTGTACTCAGGCTCATCCGGTTTCTGAGTAAGACGGTTGGCGTTGGTAATTGCTTTCATTTTCCTACTCCTTTGTATTTACTATATCGCAAAAGTTGATTAAAATACAAGTGTTTTAAAAAGGAGAGTTAAATGTCAGAGAAGATTTGCGTTAATTGTAAGTGGATTTACGCTCAGGATAACGGGTTTAACTGCATGAACCCTATTAATGACCGCCTATACGATCATTTTAACCCTTCTTCCGGCGATGTTGTCAGGGATATTAGACGGGCGGCGGTGACATTTGAAAATAACACTTGCGAAGAATTTGCCCTTAAAAAGAAATCCCCGTCATCAAAGTGATGAAAATCTGGTATAGTGTAGCGTTGTCCCCTTTATAGGAGGTTTTCATGGGTTTGACCGCGACTAACGTTACATTTGAATGGAATTTGGGAGAAATCCCAGTGTTTACAATATCATCAGATTCTTTCAACATAGGGAACAATAACATGTCTTGGAACTACCGCGTTATTATGGAACTTGCCGCTGAAGGTAATATTTTTGGTGAAGATTCCTACACCATTCGTGAAGTTTTTTACGATGACGACGGCGAGATTGAGTTCTGGTCGGATGAGGGTTGCGCCCCATACGGAAACACTTTCCAAGAAGTCGCGGACGATTTTGATCTGATGGCGGCGGCGTTTGAGTTGCCAGTCCTTAAAATTGTCAAGGGTGACGATGGTTTGGATAAGCTGGTTGAGATTGAAGTTGAGTACGAATATCCCGATGAGAGCGATGATTCCGAAGAGGGTGAAGAAGAGGAAGAATAATCCTTTTCTTAATCAAAATACGTGGTCGCCCCTAAACACGGGGCGGCCATTAATCATTTCGCACAGTTCCGGCGGAAACATTGTTCCGTCTTCATCGAACGAAATAACCGCGAACCCTTGCTGCGACCGGGACGGGGTTCCTTCTGAATACTGAAACTGCGGGCCAGTGGGGTCCGCCATCATCCCAGTCTCCACACCCCACCGCGAACCTTTCCGATCCCGCATGGCGGTGACCTGAAGCTGATGGGTGTGACCCGTAACGATACTTATCCCACCATGTAAAGCATTGTTCCAGCCCGCATGGATGCCGCCCCTAAACCTGTGGCGAATTTCCGTTCCGTTGATATCAAACGCAAAGGAAAAATCCCAATCTGTAAAATGCTCATGCAGGGATAGGATATACCCATCCAGTTCTGAAGCGTTAGCGGCGATGTAGTTGTCTATGCGGATATCATGGTTGCCAAGGGTCCACAGTTTGTATTTGGCATTGGGTAGGAGGCGGAGCCATTTCTTGGCGGTGTCTATTTCTTTTTCAATTTTAGGGGCTTTGGAACCCCGAACGGATGGGTGGCGGCTGATTCGCGCCCCGTCAATAATGTCCCCGTTAAGGATTATCCCATCAACCTTTAAAGTTTTAGCAACTTTAACGAATGCTTTGTAAATGAGGGTTGGGTCACCATCCCAGACGTGAAGGTCAGATCCTATGATCCATTTTGTGTCGGGGGCTTCAATGGTTTTAAGTCTGGGGTAAGTCCAAGTGGATGTTGGGCGTTCTAATTTTACATCATCCAGTCCATTAGGAAATCGCTCAAATGCCATCTTCATGCGATGGTTAAATGTATTGGGAGATATGTTTCCCGCCTTAGCAGCTATGGTTGGTCGGCGGCTATGCGCTTCTAATAATTTAAGGGTTTCAATTAAAACTTCCACAGACAGTTTAGGTGTCGGCATTTGATTTTCCCCATTGTTTAAAGTATAATGCCTTGAAACTATGTAACTTTTATTACCACTAATTGGGGGAAAAGCAATGTCTAATGCTCCGCACTACATTACGGAATTAGAGGCCGCCAAGAAAGTATGCCCAATGTCAGTAGGTGGCGGTATGAATAACCGCGTTCTTATCTATGATGGGCTGGAAGCTGGCCGCGCATGCATTGCATCAAAGTGCATGGCGTGGAGGGCAAAGTACGATTGGAAAGAAGACGGGGAAGATGAAGGCCATTACAGCGATACGCTGGGCTACTGCGGTATGGTCTGCGGTTAGTTGACAATTTTTTATTGCCGCCATATATAGTACTCAAGCTTAATTAACGTACTGTATCTGGATGTAAGGTCAGACGTTAATATACGTATACAGTTTACGGGGCGGCGTGTTTTTGCTGTTTCCACGTCTTAGGTAGAACGAAGCAGAACAGCGTCAAGTCTACCACCCGTAAAGCATAGCCGCCAATAGAGAGCAATGGACCGTGTATGCGTCGCGGTCGGCGGATCTCAAAAGAAAGCCGTCAGGGGAAACTCTGGCGGTTTTTTTGTTTTTGTACTGGGGGGTCCCAAAAAGGGGTGGGGGGTTGAGTGATTTGCGGAAGTGAGAATCAGTGAGAAATTAAGATTCTCTGGGGGTATGGGGGGTCCCTTTTCCACCCCCTATCCCTATGAAAAGGGGGGGTCGGGGGTCGTTTGTCTGATTTTGCAAAGGCCTTTCTTTGTGCCCTATCCTATACGGTCGCGGTGCCTCACAGAGCGCGCACCAAGCCCGTTCCGTCTCTTACCCTATCAGTGCCGCCTATAGCATAGAGGCTGACCATTGCGGGCGGCTGGCATCCATCGCACGCGCCGCACCATGCCGCGCTTTATCTTGCCAGACACGCGCCAAGCTGAACCATGACGCGCTTCACTGATTAGCATTATTGCTTACTTCACTGATTAGCATAAATGATCCTTGACGGCTCACTACTTATACAAATTGCACACCACGGAAGCGTGCCAGTGATTAGCATTTTGTATCATCACGGCAGACCCCTACCC